TTATGCGGCTCTCGAAACCTCATTTGCCCACATTTTGCCCACATTCTCGCGCGCCAGCATCTCACCCATGTGCTCCGACAGCTCGTCCAGATCATCATCGAAAAGGTCGGCGTACACGTCCAACGTCATGGCCGCGCTCTTGTGCCCCAACTGCCGTTGCACGGCCTTCACGTTCGCGCCCGCTCTGACCATGAGACTCGCGGCCGTGTGCCTCAGGTCATGGATTGTGAGGTGGCCGGGTATGCCGGCACGCCGCAGGCCGACCGACAGCCAACCGTCATCGCGGCTCGCATTACCCCACTCGCGTATCATCATGCCCTCGCGTCCCGGCTGTTCGAATAACAGGTCGCCGGGTTTCCGGTCTGCGCACAGTCTGCGCATGATCGGGTCCAGCACGACCGGGTACATGATGGCGCGGGCCTTGTAGGTCTTGGTGTCATCGGGGATGATGACGCCGCCCACCATCGGTGCGCTCACTCCTATATATATACGATGCTTTTCAAGATCGACGTCCATCACTCTCAGGGGTATGAGTTCGCCCCATCGCATGCCGCATAGTCCAAGCACGAGGACGAGGTCTCGTCTCCATGGGGTGACACTGCCTGCCAGCCGGTCAAGCTGTTCGGCGGTGAGATACACGTGCTTCTTCCTGCGCTTGCGTGGCAGTTCGATGCCCCTCGCGGGATTATCGGGGATTCGTCTGTCTCTCTTCGCATCGTCCAATATTCCGGCAAGCACGCCATGGGCGCGAAGGACGACGCTGGCGCTTCGGGGTTTGGCGAGCACAATCTCGTTGCCCCGCTCGTCCTTGACGGTCTTACCCTGGCTGATTCCGGTGACCCATTGTTGCACCGTCTCGCGGGTGACGGCGGATACCGGGGTGTTGCCCCATTCCGGTTTCACCCACTTCTCCCATGCGCCTTCGAGGTTCCGGTAATGGCTGGGCTTGGTGCTTAGCTTCTTTTTGGCCAGCCATGCGGGCCCCAACTCCCCCACTGTTGTCTTCCCCGCTGCGGGATCGATGTACGTGCCTTCGGCCTTGGCGACGGTGACTCGTTTCGCCGCCCAATTTTCCGCGTCTATCTTGCGCTTGAATCCGCGCTTGTCGGTCTGCGTGCCGTCCGGCTTGCGATACCTCACACGGTATCGGGTTTCGCCCTTTGTTGTCTTGTATCTGGTGACGTTCGCCATTTCGGGTGTGCTTCGCCACGCCCATCGGCTAGGATGGGAGGCGAAGCGTCCTCCTTTCCATTTCTCTGGTGGGATTGGGATTCTTCACACGTCCCGCTGACGCGCCAACGTCAACGGGACTTTTACTTATTTGTTGAGATTGTCGATGGCGTACTGTGCTTCCTCCGGGGTGAACTTCTCCCCGGCTGCGGAAACGAGCTGGTCGTAGATCGCAGCCGAGGACATGGACATCATTTCCTGATAGGACTTGGCCTTGGCCAACGCGTTGGCGTTGTAGTCGGCTTGCAGGTGGTCCACGGCGTATTGCGCGGCTTCGGCGGGGAACTTCTCCCCGTACTCGCTGGTCAATTGGTCGTAGATGCCCTGCTTGCTCATGTGCATCATGTCGGAATACGATTTCGCCTTGTTGAGCGCGTTCTGGTATTCGACAGGAGGCTGCGCCTGAATGCTGACCTTCGCGGTCTGTCCCTCGTATTCGATGGTGAATTCGGTGGGCGCGTTGATGTTGACGGCACCGGGGTTCTGAATCTTCCATCCGGTGACGTTCTTGGTCGTCCCATCATCGTATTTCGCGGTCACGGTGATGCCGGAGGTTTTATCGGTCACTTGTTCGCCGTCTTTGATGCTGCCGCTGTACGATGCGGTGATGCCGGTGAGTTTGGCGTCCTTTTTTGGCGTTGCCTTCTGCGTCGATTTCGGTGCCACGCTTTGTGCGGAGGAACTATCCACGGCCGAACCGCCGCCTTGCGAATTGCCGGCACCTCCTATGATGGCTATGTCGAGCACGACCACCACGACAATGATGACCCAGAACCACCATTGTTTCCAGATCGGTTTCTTAGGTTTCGGCTGTCCGGGCTGGGCGTATCCCGGTACGCCTCCTGTTGGCTGGCCAAACGGCTGGCCCGGCATTGTCTGCGCATTCTGCGGCGGCTGCGGGCCCTGAGGCTGAGCTAGCGGAATCGGTTGCATCATCGGAGCCTTATTATTGTTACCCATTTCTTCTTCTTTCCTTATACGGCCACACTGTCGTGCAGCATTTCCTTGTAATCGTTGACGAGGGATAGGGTGACTTCTAGCTCGTCGGCTATCCGCCAGGCATTTCCGTCGTACATTCGTTCGGCCAGCGCGTATTCGGTTGGCGATATCAATAGCCGAGCCGTCTCCGCGCGGGTGCGCATCTCATGCAGGCCACACCGGTCATCGCCGTGGGACCAGTGGACCAGCTCATGCACGAGGGTGCAGCGTTTGGCCACGTATGGGAGACGACGGTCTATGAGTATCGTGCGCGTGCGCTCGCTGTAGCAGCCCATCATGCCGTTGGGCAGGTGGTCGGCGCTGCGTATCTCCACGTCGAGGCCGGCGCTATAGATGGCCATGCGCACATGGCCATAGGTGTCTCTCAGGTTCAACGGCAATGGTCTCATGCTGGGTCATCCCCGTTCCCGTATTCGATGTACTTCTCCTTGTCCGGGTCGGTGTAGGCCGCAAGCTCCATCGGATTATCCGCCAGAATACGCTTCGTCTCCTCCACGCGACGCTCGCGCTCCTGTTCGGCTTCGATGTCGCCGTGCTTCGCGGCCATCGCATAATAATCACGAGCGGTCGCATCGTCCGAATCAGGTTCCACCGACAATGACACCGGGCCTCGCTCGGCACGTTCAATGAAGCGCTCGGCGGCCTCGATTAATTCGTGAGGGTATACTCCGAACACCTCTGCAAGCTGCGCTAGCTGAATGACGTTAATATTGCGCTCATTTTGCAATAAACGAATCAAAGTACGCTCATTCAAGTTCGCTTTTTTTGCAAGTTCTTTGATAGTCAAATGTGCCGCAGAGCGTTCTGCTGCAATAGCTTTTGATGTTGCTTCGTTCATGTCCATATGGACAGTCTACAGCACTTTGTAAAGCCAGCGTACTGACCATATGGTCGGCGTGTCATGCTTGACAGTGACTATTTGGTCAGTAAAGTGAACCATATGAACACTCTGGAATATAGCAAGCAAGTAGCCGAGAACGTGAGTAAAGCCCTCGATGGCGCCAATCTCAGCGTCTCTGCCGCAGCTGAAAAGACCGGTATCCCCCGCACCACGCTTTCACGCCATCTGAACCATCCAGAAACAGCTCCGTTTGACGTAATCGAATTAAGTCGAATCGCTTCCATCACACGAAAGACAGTGAGTAGCCTTACTCGGTTCAAAGCCACTCCTGCGCTCGCTGATAAGGAGGCGCGTTGATGAACGCCAAGGATTACGGCCATCACTTCAGCGGCTACCGGAAGCCGGAAGCCACCGAGCCGTCCCAAGGTTTCATGAGTCGTCTCGTCTTCTGGATTCTCGTGTTCGCGGTGTGCATCGGCTGGGTGATGACCCACACGGGTTGCGCGCATCCCATCGGCAACGGTTTGGCCGCGCTCATGGGCTTCGGGCTCGTTCCCCTGCGGCTCCTGTGCCTCGTTTTGAGCGAGGCGGGCGTCGAATAACAGTCTTGCCGGACGGCGTGGAAAACCGGCCGGCCAAGCGGAAGGAAAACCGGTAACCCACGTGATAACTGAAAAAACAACTGACAGATACGGTGTCAGTTTTCTTGAACCGGCGTCGGCCTGCTACCAGCGTTTACTATTCGGGCCGACGCCACGGGCGGTGCAGGTTGCCCCCCAGTCGAGATCGCGTAGGTCATGTGTGCGCGGCAAAGACCGGGACCACGGTTCGACTCCGTGGCCGTCCACGAACGCAAGTTCAAAAAAAGAAAGCCCCCGCTGGCACGGGGGCGAGAAGAAAAACTCTCAACAGAAAGGATAACCCCATGAGCGCGGAAACACCGAATCTCATGAGTGTGGCCCAGCTCGCCGAACACTACGGGCGGGCGAAGAAAACCATCCAGAACAAGCTCACCCGAGGCTGGGGGCCCGTGCCGGTATTGGACCCGGACACGGGACAGGTGCTCGGCTTCCGCGTCGAGGAGGTGAACCGTTTTGACCAGCGCAACCAACGAACCCACAAGCAATACCTGTATGACTGATCTGCCGAACGACATGTGGCTGGCGGTCGCGGACCGGCTGCTCACCAACCTTGACATCCTGACCGCATATCCCACCCGGCAGTCGCTGGCGAGCCTCATCGGACTGAGCATCCACGAGGCCGGGCTCACGTTAACGCCGGAGACGCCGTTATGGGCACGGCAACGTTGACCGCGCCCATAACGGACGAGGGGATGCGCATGACGCCCGGCGAGCTCATAGAGGAATTCTATGAGCGTCTGGCTGATTTGAACACGGACATGCGTAACCCCCGCATCTATCTGGTGCCGAAGCCGGGTGTCATCACGGTCGACCGGCCGTCGCGCAGGGTCTCGGCGGTCGTGGAATACGCAGACAAGAAACATTTCAGAAGGAGTAGGTGATGGCCGGAGAGACGACGCTCACCATCGTGGGCAACCTGACGGCGGACCCGGAAATCCGCACGATCGGCACCGGGGCGACGGTCGCGAATTTCACGGTTGCTTCCACGCCGCGCGTGTGGAACCGTCAGACGAACCAGTACGAGGACGGTCAGGCCCTGTTCATGCGCTGCAGCGCATGGCGCGACATGGCCGGCCACATCGCCCAATCGTTGAAGAAGGGCGTGCGCGTGATCGTGACGGGCCGTCTGCAACAGCGCTCCTACCAGGCGCAGGACGGGTCGAACCGCACGATCGTGGAACTGCAGGTCGACGAGATAGGCCCGAGCCTGCGTTACGCGGTCGCGGCAGTGGCCAGGCAATCCAAGTCCAACGGCGTCCGGCAGGGCCAGTCGTATTCGGGTGGCTCCACGTACGGCAATCCGCAACAGTCGGGCTGGCAGCAGGCCGCGCCGCAACCAGCCGCCACCGACCCATTCAACCAGCAACAGCAGTCGCAGGAACCGGACCCGTGGGCCTCGCGGCAACCGGCGCCACCGTCCGACGGTTTCGACGCGGACCCCGAATTCTAGGCAAGGAGAAATATCATGGCCATCACCATCGTGGACATTCCGGTATCGCAATTGATGCCGAACCCTCATAACCCGCGCAGGGACGTGGGCGACGTGACGGAGCTGGCGGACAGCATCAGGGCGCAGGGCATCAAACAGGAGCTGCTGGTCACCCCGGCCGGCGACAGGGACGGCAGGCCCATGTACCGCGTGGTCATCGGGCATCGAAGGCTCGCGGCCGCCAGGCTCGCCGGCCGGGACATGGTGCCGTGCCGCGTGGAGGGGATGACGGCGCGCGAGGAACGCGAGCTGATGCTCGTGGAGAACACGCAGCGCGTGGACCTGACCCCGTTGGAGGAGGCCGACGGCTATCAGGGGCTCCTGGACTTGGGCGTGAAGGTCAAGGAGATGGCCGAACGCACCGGGCGTAGCATGAGACTGGTGCGCGGCCGGCTGAGAATAGCGTCCATCCCCCGATCGGTGCGCGAGGCGTCGCCCGCGTTCGCACAACTGTCGTTGAGGGAGTTGGATGACATCGCGGAATTCGACGGCGACGAGAAGGCGCAGGCCAGGCTCGCCGCCAAGGCCGGTTCCAATGATTTCGAATGGCAGCTCAACCGGCTGCGCCGCGAACGCGACCGGCGCGAATGGGCGGAGGCCGCGCTCCTGTGGGCCGAATCCAACGATCTGCCCATGCTGCCCGACAACCTCAAAACGGAGGACATGTGGGCGAACCCGACAGGCTACGAGAGGCAGCGGCGTTTCGCCCAGGATTATCCCGGCCCGTTCTCCAAGCAGTGGAAGGACTGGCAGGCCGAGGGGAAGCACCCCGGCGCGGTCATCCGCATCTTCGACGACGAGGGAAGCGTCGTGGCCTACACGCCGGCGAAGAAGACAGCCGAGGAGAGGGAAGACGGGAAGGCCGAAGCGAAACGCCGGATGGAACGGGAGCGCCGCCACAAGGTCAGGGAGCTCGCCCAGGCGTCGGCCGAACTGCGTTGCGAATGGATCCGAACAACCGTTCCCGTGTTGAAGGCGGACGCGCTGCGCGACATGACGGAACGCCTGACCCTGTTGGAGCTGATGGGCGTGGGCGATTCGATGAGAGGCACGAGCCTGGACTCGAACGGGTGGACCCGCGTGGTCAAGGCGTACTCCCTGTTCGCCAGACCGTTGCCGGTAGTGGACAAGGATCCGGAGCATGGCGTGTACACGCTCAACATCGCCGAAAACGCGGCGGAACTGCGCCGCCGCCAGTCGGTTCCCTCCCGTCGGGGCGTGGAGCTTCTGCTGCTCCTGCTGGCCCGCAGGGAGGGCGCGATAGACGCGGACACGTGGGACCGTGAGGCCTACCAGTGCGACCTCAAGGGTTTGAACGCCTACTACGAGGTGCTGGAATCGGCCGGATACGCGGTGTCGGACGCGGAGAGGAAGGGGCTGGAGCAGTGAACACGAAAGTGGTTATCAGGGTGCGCAACGGCGATGACGCGCCGGTGAGCGTGGAGCGTCTCGTGGTGGATTCACGCGCCGAGGTGGGTGCGGGGGTCACGCCGATGCTGCTCTCGGACATGCTGGCCCTGCTGGACGATTCGTGCCATGTGACCGATGTGGAGATCAGGAGGGCGGAGCCGTGAGCATCGAACTGGTGGCGAAGGCCAAGAAGACCCGATTGCATGGGGACAGCACGGCGAAACTGCTGCTTATCGTGCTCGCGGATTACGCGAACGACGAGGGCATGGCGTGGCCGAGCGTGAAGACCATGGCGGAGGAGACGGAGAAAAGCGAACGCAGCATCCAACTGCTGTTGAGGAAGCTCGAACAGATGCGTCTGATCCGCAAGGGCGACCAGAAACTCGTGGCCAAATACGCGAAGGGACGCCGACCGGTCGTCTACAAGCTGTTCCCAACGGCCAAAAAGGGCGAAACCCCAATGGACGCAACGGTTGAGAGGGGTGAAACCCATTGCACCCCCGAAACAGGTTGCACCGGTGAAACCCACTTCACCCCACGGGTGCAACCCACTTCACCCGAGGGGTGCAACCCACTTCACCCCACGGGTGAAACCCACTTCGTTTCAGGGGTGAAACCCACTTCACCCAAACCGTCACAGGAACCGTCAATAGAACCGTCAAGAGAGAGTACGCGCGCCAGCAAAACCGAAAAACCCGACACCACACGACTCCAAGCGCTCGCCAACCTCACCCCCGACCAGTCACACCGCCAGCTCGCAGACGAAATCGGACTCGACCTCGAAACCGAACTCGCAAAATTCCGAGACCACGCGATAGCCGGAGGCCACCTGCCAGCCGACCCGGCGGCGGCGTTCCGCAACTGGCTGAGACGCGGCCGCGAACTCGGACTCGGCAACACCAGCCAGACCACGCCGGCGCTCGCAGGCGGCTTCGCCCATCCCACGCCGCCACCCCGGAAACCCCACCGGCACAGCTTCGGCTGCACACACGTGCTCAACCTGCTGAACCGTGACACACCAGACAACGATCCGCTCGCGATGCGCGCGGCGGAACTGCTCAACCAAAGAAAAACCGAAACCGAAGCGCTCGCCGCCTTGGGACTCATGAAGGACGATTTGGAGGACATCGCATGACCAGGAAAACCGAAGCCCTCTTGTGGGTTGACATCGAGACCACCGGCACGGATCCGCGTACCGACCTGATGCTGGAAATCGGCTTGAGGTGCACGAGCATGGACGCGAACACCGAATACGGGCGCTACGAGTCGATAATCAAACCCGGCGTATTGCCCACGGACCAGAGCTTCGCCTACGCGCATCGGATGCATGAGGCGAACGGGCTCATCAACGAGGTCATCGACGCGAGCCCGGAACTGTGCTCCACGGAGCGGGTGGCGCTCGCGGTCATCGATTTCACCCAGTCGATGGCGGAAACGCATGTGCTGCATCCGGCCGGCACGAACATGATGGGCTTCGACCTGCCGTTCCTGGAGCATTACCTGTTCGCCGAGGACCAGTGGGGACGCTTCCACAAGCTGCTCTCCTACAGGGCGTTGGACATGACCGCCATCCGGTTGACCCAAACCGCGTTGGGAGCCGACCCGTACGAGCATTACACGGAGCCGAAAACACATCGCGTCAAGGATTGCCTGGACACGGACATCAGCGAATACGTCGAATGGCTGGAACTGGTCAAATGAGCCGCACCAACCCCACAAGGGAAACACACAGGCTGACCGCCAGACGAGACCACTACCGGTGCCTGCGATGCGGCAACGAATTGGACCACATCTGGAGCGGCCACAGCCTCCACCACCGGCACATGAGAAGCCACCCGTTCCCCGGACTGCATCTGCCAGCCAACCTCATCCATTTATGCGGCTCCGGCACCACAGGCTGCCACGGATGGGTACACAACCATCCCAAAACGGCGATGGAATACGGGTGGATAGTCAGCATGGGCGAAGACCACCCCGAAAACATCCCCGTATGGGACGCGCACCAAGGCTGGCTGCTCCTCGACAACCAAGGCGGATACACGCTCTGCGACAGGGACGGCAACCCCAGATAACACACGCAAGCAAACCGACACGGAAACAAGCCGGCGCTCGCCGGCTAAGGGAAGGGAAACATGACGTTCGAACAGACGAACGAGAAGCAACGCCAACGCATGAAGGCGGACGCCAGGTCGCACAAGGCGACGGCCAGGACGATTCTCGCCGGCCCGCTCTACGCGAGGCTCAAGGGCGGCGAGGACCTGTATACGGCCGTCTGGGCGTTGTGGGAATCACTCGCCGGCACGGGATTGTCGAACATGACGGCGGGCGCGGTATGCCACGCATGCAAGACCCATGACCTCGACCAATTGGATTGGGCGCTCACATCGATAGCCAAAACCGGGTCGATACGACCATACTCCACACCCACCAAACACCCATTGCACTGCACCAACTGCGGCAAGGAATGCAGGCCGCACGCCGGCACCGCGATCCTCTGCAAACAATGCAAGGAAAACCTCCGAAGAAGAAAAACAAAACCATGAACAACCTGGACAAGTACATCCACCGATGCCGGCTCAACCTCGAACCCCACCACCTCCAACCCGCAGACGAAACCGACGACAAACATTGCATCATCTGCGACATCAGCGGCGCTCGCCGGCATATCCGCATGGACGGTCTATGCATCAACTGCTGGCTCAAATGGAGACGCAAACACGACCCCGCATACCGCAAGCGAGTCAACGACTACCAACACCGATGGCAACAGGAGCACCCCGACGAATTCCGGGCAATGAAACGCCGCTACGAACACAAGAAACGAGCGAAGGAACAAGCATGAGCGTCAAAACCTACATGGGAGCGGGACGGAGTATTGGCTTTGTCTGGATACACGTTCTTCCTCATAAGATTCCGCTGCACTGTCTGCGGGCTCAGCTTCGAGGGAGGTTGTTCGCGGAAGCCAGCTCCACATCAGTTGCAACGCAACATAGCCGCATGGAACCGCATATGCAACGGTGGCAGGCGCTTCACACTGACCTACAAGAGTCTGGGAGGCAGACGATGAGAGACAAGGCGATGCCGTTGGGCAAGAAGTTCAAGGTCCGGTTGACCATCACACCGGAGGAAACCGGAACGCCCGTGGACATGCTGGGATTCACATTCACCAGCGGCCGGAACGGGCGTATGGAACTGGACACAGAGTACAACAACATTCCCAAACTGGCTGATGACGGGCTCGACTCACTGTCGATTCTCGTGATCCTCAAAACACTGGAGATGTGGGCCCAGAAGGGATATGAGCTGTTCCAGCCCATCGCTCAACGATTTCACGGAGGCAGACGATGAACGGTGACGTGACTGCCATGGACATCAATTGCGCACTCGCCTCCCGTTACCGGCGTGACGGTGACGGGTATTGGTCGGAGATTTCGGTCACTGAGCCGAATGACACGGTGCTGCGTCTGGACGGCGTGGCGTTGGAGGTCAACTGGCGCGGGGACACATGGATCAGCGGATTCGAGGTCAAGGTGAGTCGCGGCGATTTCCTCCGCGACGCGAAATACCTGTGCTACAAGAATTACGTGGACGATCTCACCCTCGTCTGCCCCGCCCGCATGATCGACCGCAGCGAGGTGCCCGAGCCGGTTGGCCTCATGTACTACGACCCGTCCAAACGCACGTTGAGATACCGGCGCAAACCCAACCCAAGTCATGGTGACACCCGGCAGGTCGAACACCGGCTGCTGAAAAAGCTCGCCGCCAGCGAACGGCCGGACCGGTACGGGCATTACGAGACCGCCGCCGAGTATGTCGCACAGCGAGAGGCGATGAAAGGCATAGGCCGTGCGCTCGGGACGAAGATGGCGTTGCGGCTCCAACAGCTCGAACAGTTGCAGGAACCCACCGAGGCACGACGTATACAGGCACAGTCCAAGGCGTTCGAACGGGTGTGCGACATCCTCAGCCGCCACGGCTACCAGATCAGCCGGTGGACCCGCACCGAGGATCTTGAGACCAGACTGAAGGAACTGGACGAGGCGCTTTCGAGCGTGGTGCCCACCGGCACGGTGGACCGCGAGACCCTGTACGCCATCAGCTGCCTGCAACAGTTGAGAACGACTCTGGGACTCCAAGACCGAAAGGAGCACGGACGATGAGCTATAAGGCGAGGATATTCACCCGTGAGGAGTTTCGAGAGGTCGTCGCAGCCGCCATCTATGACTACGAACACGCTCCCGCGAAATGCCTCTACACGACCAAGGATGCGGCAGACCAACTCTACGGCGAGTACGGCGAGGAAACCGAGGTGGAGGAATGAAACCACGAGTGTATGACGATTTGGTCCAATCCGCCGTCGAATTGAGTTGCTTCGGTACAGGCCAGTCAACCATCGAGGAAGGCCGAGCCGCCTATCAAGCATGGCTCAAGGAGCATGACCGGCAGATAGCCGAAAAAGCATGGGAAGAAGGGTATATCCAAGCCGTCAAGAACATGAATCCCATGCCCGGCGAGGAATCGCCCGAATACACGCCAAACCCATATCGAAAGGAGAACGCATGAACGAGATTCAGCTTACAGACCATTTGGTTGCGCATATCGGCGCGGAAGGCACCTGCGGCCGTTATCGAGCCAAAATCTGCGAAGACGGCAACTTCAGAGACTTCCTGTACGCCATGAGCCTCAAACGTCTCAAACGCAAGTGCGAGAAGTATGCGAAGCGTGAACGCAAGGCCATCGCATATGTCGCCACGCTCAAGGAGGAATCATGAGCGTAAGCAGTCTCAAACGCGAGGAAATACTCAAATGGCATCGGAGCAAAGCGGCCACGCCCGAATACACGGCGAAACTGCTCGGCGTGCCATTGGATGAGGTGCTGTACATCATCGCCCATCCTGAAACGCCCGCACCCCACAAGGATGATTTCACGCCCGAATTCATCGAACCATTGATTTGAATTCAGCGTAAAAACACTGAATTCAGCGTAAAAAAACGAAACCCTCCACCGAAAAGATGGAGGGCACGCTCACCAAGCACCATGATAGCCGGAACGTGGAGGGTTTCAAACAATGTTCATCACCACCGAACCATGCCAATACTGCGGCAACCAGCAGGTCGAGGCACCGTGGACGCTCTGCCGGAACTGCCGCCGCCAGTACGCGAAAACACTCCACCGGCTCCGCCATGACATGATGCTCCTGCAACAGGTGTCCCGTCACGCCTACAAGCTGGGCGAGCCCGGAGCTGGAGGCGTGGCGCAAGGAGGGGCAGCGCCCGCGCCCATCAACCTCCACGCGCAGGACATGCTCGACCAGACCGAGGACGGCTTGCAGGACATGTGGAACGAAACCGGCGTGGAAAGCCGTCCGAGATGGCAGACCCTGCTCAGGGACTCGCCACGACGACTGCCCGACCTATGCCGCGCCAGTCGCTCGGGACATTGGCTGACATGGCTCATCCACACCTGCGAGCGCATCGAACCGCTCGTGGACCGCAGGCCGCGCACGCGCCGGATAATCGGCGTCTGCCCCGAATGCGGACGCGAGGTCATGGCCGCGAAGGGCGAATCGCTGCTGCTATGCAAATGCGGCAACCCCATCAACGTGGCCGAACTGCGCGAGCAGAGCCGAGACAAGGCCGAGGCAATCCACCTGACCAAAACCCCGGCAGGCATGAGCCAGTGGCTCAAGGACAACTACGGATACGAGGTCAGCCGCAAGCAGATCAGCAACTGGCTCAACCGCGGCAAGCTGCCCAGCAGCAAGCCGGTCGATGACGGCTACTGGGAGTTCAACATACGGGAGATTCTGGCGTTGGCGATGGGTTCCAGCGGCCGCCCGGCTTGACATAGTGTAGCCTGTGAGATACAATAAGGGTATGGAAATCAAGCAAACCGCCGAATACCGCAAGTGGTTCAAGAAACTCAGGAACCGCGAGGCGAAAGCCGCCATCCAAGCCCGGCTCGACGCCTGCAAGCTCGCCGGCAGGCCGTTCGGCGACATCAAACCCGTGGGAGGCCCGGTCAGCGAGATGCGGTTCCACATCGGAGCCGGATACCGCGTCTACTTCACCACGCGCGGCAACGTGCTCATGCTGCTGCTCGCAGGCGGCGACAAAAGCACCCAGCAGACCGACATCAAACAAGCCCACGCCATACTCGACGACTACAAGGAGCAGCAATGAGCACCGAAATCACCGACTACGACACCAGCGAATACCTCGAAAACGAACAGGACATCATCGCCTACCTCAACGCCATAGCCGAATACGACGACCCCGCACTCATGCAGGCCGCACTCGGCAACGTCGCCAAGGCTCGAGGCATGACCCAGATCGCCAAGGACGCGGGCGTGGGGCGCGAAAGCCTCTACAAAAGCCTCAGCAAGGACGGAAACCCCAGCTTCCAGACCATCGCCAAGGTAATCCACGCCCTCGGCGGACGCCTCACCATCCAAGCCGCCTGAAAAAACAAAACACAGACAGGAGTAGGGTGAATCCACCCCGTGGTATACTCCGTATCAGGATAAGTGTGAAAGCCTCTGGGACATACATCTCAGGGGCTTTACTCATATCCTCCGTATCTCATGGGCTGAGAGTACTCCGCCGGCAGCGTCCAAAGCGCCGGTGCCAGTCAGCCCGCCACGGCTTGCGTACGGTAGAGGACTAACCGGTCACGCTGGGATAGCGTGACATCCAGTAAACACTGCCACTGGATCGCGAATTCGAATCTCGCCCAAGCCACCAAACACACAGGATGGGAACATGAGCAACAAGGCAGGCTCAGGCCGATACCAAAATGGAGCAGCCCGCCGCAAATGCAAGGCCAGACACATCGCAGCCGAAGGACCAATACCGATCTGCCCGCTGTGCGGCAAACCCATAGACCTCACACTCAAAACACCACACCCACTCAGCTGCGAACTCGATGAGATCATCCCATACAGCCGAGGCGGATCACCAACCAGCTATGACAACACACAACTCACACACAGAATCTGCAACCAAAGAAAAAGCAACAAAATAATCGCCAACACCACAGGCCACCAAAACACAAAAAAACAACCACAAAACACCATCCCAATCAGCCGCCAATGGTAACCGGGGGCCATACCCTCCCCCTCCCATGCAAGGCTCCCCAAAGGTCCTAGCGCCGCCGTCCCCCCGCAATCCGCGTGGAGTATCGTACGTTTGGCCGTTGGGGTGCCTGCGAGCGCCCGTGCGAGCCGTTTCGGAGCTGGTTTGACACTTTTGCCTCGCTTGTTTTCGAGGCTGTTACGTTTGATTCTCCGCAGTTTTGATATGTCACGAAATTATGGTTGCAACCCATTGGAATATATGCTATAGTTATAGCTATGGTCAACCAATGTAGGAATTGCGGCCATTTCTTTCAATCCACACCGAACCCTAGGCGTCCGAGACTGTTTTGCTCGGACAGATGCCGCAAGGCGTGGAGCCGCAAACATCAGATACCGCAGGAACTCAAGGCATTGCGCCGTTGGGTGCGCGCCGATGGCAAGCGCCCGATTATGTGCGATGGGTCACCAGCCAGTTCGACTGATCCCGATACCTGGGCGTCATACCCGGAGGTCATGCGCTCGAAGGCCGGCGACGGCTATGGCATCATGCTCGGCGATGGGCTTGCGTGCTGGGATTTCGACCATGTTGATTTGACCAGTCCGCCCGCGAAGGCGTTGGAGCTGTTGCCGGATGCGATCTATGCGGAGGTTTCGTCCAGTGGACATGGGTTGCATGTGTTCGTGGAGTCGTCGGAGTCGAGTTTCCGGCGTGCCGGTGTCGAGTTTTATTCGCGTTCGCGGTTTATTCGCATGACGGGAAGGAGGTGGCCGAAGTGACCACGGTTATCCGCAATCAGGGTACGAGTCTGGCGGTGCGCGAGAAGCTGGCCGCTGATGGCAGGCCCGTGTTGTTGGCGTTTTCGTGCGGCAAGGATTCCATAGCCGCGTGGCTGGCGATGCGGGATATGGGCATCGAGGTCGTTCCCGCGTATTTGTACTATGTGCCCGGTTTGAGGTTCGTGGACGAGGAGCTGGATTATTTCGAGCAGAAGTTCCAGACCCGAATCAAAAGGTATCCGCACCCGTCGCTGTACCGGTGGTTGAACAATGCGGTGTTCCAGGCTCCCGAACGGTTGCGCTATATCGAGGCGGCGCGTTTGCCTGAGCCGTCGTATGAGCAGATGTGGGATTTCATCCGCGCCGACGTGGGCTTGGATAAGAGCACGTGGTGCGCGGATGGCGTGCGTGCGGCCGATTCGATTCAGCGTCGTGGCGCGTTCGTCCAGTACGGGTACTGGCGGCGCAATCTCAAGAAGGTCAGTCCTATCGGGGATTGGCTCAAGGGCGAGGTATTGGACTGCATCAGATCGCATGATATCGAGCTGCCGTGTGATTATGCGTGGTTCGGGCGTTCGTTCGATGGCATCGATAAGAGGTTCACCAAGGTGCTCAAGGACAAGGCTCCGGACGATTACGCGACGCTGCTTGAATGGTTCCCTTTGTTGGAGGTGGATCATGTCAGGTGATTTCCGATTCGACTTTTCCAAGAAGTCCAAGGGCAAGAAGGCTGTGAAGCCGGTGCCGGAAAATCTGGACGAGAACGCGAAGGAGTACCGGGAGCGCGCCCGTGCGGAGCGCAAGCGTTTCGTGGATGCGACCGACACCGAGTTCTGGCTGTGCCTGTGTTTCCCCTCCCCCGCCGAGATGGCGCGGTGGCGTGAACGGTTTGGCTTCGGTGAAAACCACCGGATCTATGCGTACCGTGATATCGAGAAGCTACTCGCCCCGTACAAGCCGGCCAAGTCGTCCGCCGTGGCGTTCGGTGCCGGCGTCGGCTTCGGTGGTGGTCTCGGGTTGTGTTTTAGCAAGTTGGCGTCCGCTTTGTGA